CGGCAAAGACCCGCAGCGCAGTTACAACTACATTCGCTCCGCCTTTATGGAGCGTGTTGCTTTAATGCCTAAATCCCCGTGGTTGCTCACGACCAAGATGATCGAGGGCTTGAAGCGCATGTGGGACGCGGTGACGACCTCGAATCAGGGGTATTTGCTGTACAAACCAGACCCGGATGCACCGGGGGCGAAACCGGAGCGAAACGACTATCAGGGTATGCCGCAGGCAGACATCGCGCTGTTACAAGCCGATGCCGAGGACATCCGGGCCACCACGGGCATCCATGAAGCAGGCTTGGGTATGCCGCAGGGGCAGGAACGCTCCGGAACCGCATTACAGGCACGCCAGCAGGAGGGTGATGTCGGTAATTTCCAGTTTGCGGACAACCTCGGCAAGTCGATCCGGCAGACCGGCGTGGTTTTGCTGGACATGATCCCACACTACTACGACACGGCCCGGACCATCCGGATCGTGGGCGAGGACGGTACCGAGGACTTCGTGGGCATCAACGGTGCGGTGACTACCGAAGGCGGCACCAGCTTCGACCTGAACGCCAAGTACGACTTCCGGGTGGACATTGGCCCGAGTTACACCACACGGCGTCAGGAGGCCGAGGAGCGGCTGTCACAGATCGTGCCGCAGATGCCGCTGTTGCAGCAGATCGCGCTCGACCTGGTGTTCAAGAACGCCGATTACCCGGGCGCCAAGGAAATCCACGAGCGGCTGCGCAAGTACATGGTGGGTCAGGGCATTGTCGAGCCGGAAGAAGGCGAGGAAGCCCCGCAGCAAGGCCCGACCGAGGCGCAGATGCTGGAGTTGAAGCAGCTTGCGGCGGACATTGCCAAGGATGAAGCCGATGCCGGAGAAACCCGCGCTAACACGCTGAAATTGCTCGCAGAAATCGAGAAGATATCGGCGGAAGTGGGGCAGCAGAAGGTGCAGACCGCGCAGGTATTGGGCCAGCTACAGGCCGCAGCGATGCAGGTTATCCCGCAGTATGGGGCGCAGGGGCCAATGCAGTAGAAACCGCTTTAACAAATGCTTGTAACTGCCCGAAAATTAGGGTAATAATACGCATATGCCTACCCGTGGGCCGACACGGGGCTTATCCGCAGAGGTGCGCAAACCGTGACAGCTGACGTAGACGACGAACTCGAACTGGAAACAGTGGACACCGAGGTCGATCTGGAGGACTCCCCGGAGCTGGAGACCGCCGATACCGACCCCGATTTAGAGCAAGCCGCCGACGAAGACCCGCAGGCATCAGCCCCTGACGATGATTCCGAGCTCCCCGGTGATGATTCCGCCGACACTGACGACGACCGCAGAGGCCGCTATCAGAAGCGAATCGATGAGCTCGTAGCTGCGCGAAACACGCAGAGCGAGCGAGGTGACCGACTGGAGCAGGAGCTAAAGGAACTGCGGCAACAGCTGGAACAGCTGAAGCCAAAAGAACCCGAGGTGTCCGAACCGATTCGCCCGAGGCTTGAGAATTTTGAGTCTGACGAGGAATACGAAGCCGCTCTCGATACCTACTTCGATGAACGTGTGGAGTTCAAACTCGCCAAAAAGGCTCAGGAAGATCAGGCCAAACGCGAAGCCAAGGAGGCTGAACAGACTCAGCGGCAACAGCAGGAAAAGGCGGTAGCACGGATTGCATGGTTGCAGGAAGTGGACGCCGCCCATCCGGGGATAGGGAAGCGAGTGCAAGACTTGCCGGCCCTGTCAGAAGCAGCAGCAGATGTACTGACGGGAATGGAAGTTGAACACAGCGTGAAGGTCGTCGAAGAACTTGAGGCCAACCCGCGACTCGCCATTCAGATTGCCCAGCTAGACCCCGCTGATCAGGAAAGCGTACTCATGGAAATCGGAACAGGACAACCCGCCACCAGCCGGTCAGTGAAGAAAATCACTGCGGCACCACAACCCAAAAAGCCGACCGGCCCCACGCGCCGTGTACCTTCCAAAGACCCTTCCAAAGCGAAGACTCTGGCGGAATACGCAGCAGCACGAGGTCTAGGCTGAGGGAAGTAGTGCCGAGGAGCAATCGGCATGGCAACAAATTCACTGATTAACCCGGAAGTCATCACCCGGGAATCCACCCTGCTGCTGAAAAACAATCTGGTGATGGGCAACACGGTCTCCCGTGCCAACCAGAGCGATTTTCGGAAGATAGGTTCCGACCTTTACGTCCGTAAACCCAATTCATTCTCGGTGCAGTCTGGCGCAGCCACGACCCCGGAGAATGTCGAGGAAGCATGGCAGAAGGTCTCCATCCAGACGCAGGACAACGTCTCGTGGGAGTTCTCGACCCGTGACCTGACGTTGACTGTCGAGGAGTACTCAAAGCGGTATATCGCTCCGGCGATGCGCGCTCTGACGCACAACATCGAGTACAAGCTTCACAGCCTGTACAAAAAGGTCTATCACTCGACCGGCACCCCTGGCACTCCGCCTGCAACCTTCCTTGAGTTGGCTGCCGGTGGCACGTTGCTGTCAGACCATGCCGCTCCGATGGGCCAGCGTTGTTCGATGCTGTCCACTGACGCCACGGTACAACTGGCGAACCAGGTGGGTGGCTTCAAGTCAGGCTACGGCGCGAACGGCAAGTCGCTCACGGCTCAGGAAAAGGTTTCGATTGGCTACTTTGGTGGCTTCGACAACTACGAGAGCCAGAGCGTCAACTCGCACACCGCAGGTATCTGGGACGGTTCGCCGGTTCTTGACGGTGCCACGACCGGTACGACCTACGCGGCCTCGAAAAACAACACGACCGACTCCCTGAGCTGGACGCAGACCCTGCATTTCGACGGTGCTACCACCGACGGTGCCGGTTATGCCAAGGAAGGCGACGTGTTCACCATCGCGGACTGCTACTCGGTCAACCCGGCCAACGGTAAATCCACCGGCAAGCTGCAGAACTTTGTGGTGCGTGCGGACGTGACGACTGCCAGTAACGAAGCTGACATCGTGGTGTCTCCTCCGATCATCGTCGCCGGTCCTTACAAGACCTGTGAGTTTGCATCGGGCGTATCCGATCTGGACGGCAAGGCATTAACGCCTATTGCTGATTCCACGGACGGTGCGGCCAAGCAGAACCTGGTCTATCACAAGGATGCGATCACGTTCGGCATGGTTCCGCTGGAGAAGCCGGATTCAACCAACTGGGCAGACACGTTCTCGGATGATGGTTATTCGATGCGTGCCTACAAGTGGCTGGACGGCACCAACGACAAAGAGATGATCCGGCTCGACGTCATGTACTTCATGGACGTTGTGCACCCTGATCTGATCGCCCGTATCCACGGGTAACCCGCAGGGGGAGGGGCTCTAACCCGGCCCTTCCCCCGTTTTTGGAGGTTCGCTATGAGCCGTTGGGACGAACATTGTGCAGGCAGTCGCCCGTATCGGGACAAGCCGAAGAAAGAAGACAAGCCAGCAGAACCGGTGACGAAAAAGAAAGTCACCAAAAAGAAGTCCGTTAAAAAGTCGGCTGAGGACTGATGGCCGTCACGTACCAGCAGATGATCCGCAACGCGCTGGTCGGTGCTGGTGTGCTTGACGAGAACCAATCCCCCAGTGCGGTGCAGGCAGCGGACGCAATCAGCACGCTGAACGACCTGGTTACCGACTGGCAGGACAACCGCGAGATCGAGCTGGGGTTTTATGCACAAACCCCGTCAACGGCCACGGTGGCGATACCGGACTGGGCCAAGCGGGCTGTTGAACGCGCCCTGACGGTCGAACTGCAGCGCGAATACAAGCTGCCCTCCGACCCTGAGCTAATCGCACTGGCTGAGAGCGCCTACGAATCCATGTCCGTGAAAGCCTTGTACGAGGACACCACGGTTGACGTGAGTTACTTACCTTTGGGACAGGCGAAGCGATGCCGCAGCTAGACATGCCATTGCCGGTTTATTGCAATCGCCGCACCGGGACGCGGGGCACGCACCTGCGCAATGCCTTTGTGGAGGAAGCTAAACCCGGCAGCGAGGCACCGATCACGATATTCGGCTCCCCGGGCGTGAAATCATGGGGCACGGTCACTCCGGACATTGGCTGTCGGGGCGTCTGTGAGCGCCTGCATGACGGCAAGATCGCCGCAGTTCGCGGCCATTCGCTGTATTTGATTGATTCCGGTGGCGGTTTTGCGAAGTGGGACGGCATCACCGGTTCGAAGCGGGTGAGCATATCCAGCAACGGCCCGGAGCTGATGATCGTGGCCGAACCCCGCGGCTATGTGCTGCGGGACGGTACGCTCAGCGAGGTCACCGACCCTGATTTCACCGGCTACCAGTCCGCGTATGTGACTGAATTAGACGGCTTTATGCTCCACGCGGCGCACGACAGCCAGGTCTTTTTCAAGTCCGGACTGTATGCGGCGCGAGAGTATTCAGCGGATGAATACGACCTGAAATCCACCTATGGCGACAAACTGGTCGCTGTTTATGGCTCGGGCAATCGGCTGTTTGCTATCGGTTCGGCGAGCATCGAGCCGTACTACAACAGCGGCGGCAGCCCGTTCCCGTACTCCCGCGACCCCAACGGGGCGATTGACATCGGCTGTGCGGCGCCGCACTCACTGGCGAAGACACAGGACGGCTTTTTCTTCCTCGGCTCGGACAATCACGTCTATTTCATGCCGACCGGCGGGGTATTGCCCATTGATATCACCGAAAAGGGTGAGGCGGTCGTGGACTCCATCGAGGGCATGGGCATCCGCGATGACGCCCACGGCTTTGCGGCTAAGCTGCAGGGCCATACGTTCTATTTCCTCGTGTTCCCGTCAGAGGGTATCTGCTGGGTGTTCGACAGCAAGACCGGCCTGTGGCACCAGCGCGAGTCCTACGGCAAGGACGTGATGGACATTGCGGGCTGTGTGCAGGCATGGGGCCGGCAGGTCGTGTTCCGTCGCTCGACGGGTGAAATCGGCGTGTTAAGCCGCGACATCGAGGGCGAGTGGGACAACCGGCTGGTCAGTTCATGGACCTACGCCAGCGTCTACGCACAGGACCGGCTTGCTGCACACCACGAGCTGAGCATCCTGGTCGACACCGGCTACAACACCAGCCACGGGGCGACTAAGCAGATCATGCTGGAGATCAGCGACGACGGCGGCGAGACGTTCCGGGTGGGCCCGGAGGCGATTCTCGGCAAACGCGGTCAGTACGGGCAGCGGGTCAATCACAACCGGCTGGGAAGCTCCAGAAACCGTGTGTACCGCCATTCCATCGAGAACATGGGGCGCGCACAAGTCCGTGCGGCTCAACTCAAAGCATCGGGGGCACTGGTATGACGACGGTCAGCAACAAGATCCCGCTGAGCCTGCCGCAGAAATATTCGGACCTCGTGGGCCCGCTCAGTGAATGGGGCAGGAAAGTCATTGGTTTGGTTGAGGACAAAGCCGACACCGCTCAATCCACAGCAGACGGTGCGCAGAGCGATGCCACGTTATCGCTGGAGGAGGTATCTGCACTGGCCACGGCCAATGAGGCGGCATTGAAAGAAATCGCGTTCCGGAGGCACTGGGATGGCTAGCCCGTCAATTGTGCTGAAGCAGGTCAAGACCAACGGGTCGTCGGCCAGTGAGCTGTACGAGGTTCCAGAGGATCGGCGCGCCAGTTTGCGGGTGCACGTGTCCACGGTGACCGCTGCGGACGTTGACGTGTTTATCCGCAAGAACGGCGAAGCAGCAGCGGACAAGCAATACATAGCCCGCGGTTATGCGGTGGGGGCTAACGAATTTGAGGCGTTTCCGGCAGGCGGGACGTTGCTGGTCGATGACGGCGACATCGTGATGGTGGAGAGCGATCAGACCGACACCGCGTGGACCGGCAATGCTTACGAGGACGACATACCGACATGAGCGAGCTTGCTATCAGCCTTGATCCGAAGCCGATCAACGACATCTTGAACGCGGATGGCGTGCGGGAGTGGCATGTCATGCCCGGCGCCCAACCCGGCGAAAAGATTGACGTTTCACCGCTCATGGATACCGGTGGATTCTCCATTGTTGGCGACGGCATGGGCTGGATGTTCAATGAAGTCGGTGTGGGCACGTATGAGGTGCACACGGCTGTTTTGCCTCACAAGCGGGGGGCAGGGACGCTATCTGCAGTGCGGGAATGTGCGCGCCACGTGTTCCTGAAAACAGACTGCATGGAGGTGTTGACGCGTTGCCCGGTCAATAACCCGACCGCGATCAAACTGGCCGAAAAGACCGGTTTCATCCACCTGTACACCGCGAAACGCGCATTCGGCGGTATCGACATGGAGGTCTATTCCTACCCGCTGAGCGTATGGGCCGCGACCGCGACTGAGTTCAGGGCGTCGGGAGAGTGGGTGCACGACCAATTCCATGCAGAGAACAGTGCTCATGCGGACCATCCAGAGGATGCACTGCATCACCAATATGCCGGTTTAGCACTGGAAATGGCACGTAACGGGAATGCTCCAAAGGGGATGCACCTGTACAACCTGTGGGCGCAGATGTCCGGCTATGAACAGATCGGCCTGATGTGTCTTGACCCTGTTGTGTTCCGCGTTCCGTGGTGGAACGAGGGCCAGTGGGAGTTTTTTGATTACGCCCTTCGGGCGGACAAGTTGGAGAGATTGTAATGCCAGTCGGTGCAGCAATCGGTGGCGCAACGGTAGCATCGGCGGGCCTTGGCTACCTCGGTGCTGGCAAGCAGGCAGACGCAACCCGTGCGGGTGCCAATGCCGCTGCTGCCGCAGAACGCTACAAGATTGACCGCTCCTTAGCGGCTTCTCGCCCTGTTAGGGACGTGGGCAATGCGGCGATGAATGCCCTTGCCAGCCTGTACATACCGGATTGGAGCGGCTTAAAGGTAAACGAGGACGGCAAAGGCGGGGCGGATTACCGGCTTGGCAAACTGCGTCCCAATGCTTTCCAGCAGTTGCCGTGGAACAAATTCCTGCTCGAGCAGAGCAACGATCAGCTGCAGAACGCGTTCGGCCAGGCCGGTTCTCCGGTCGGTGGTAATGCGATGCGCGCTTTGGGTCAGAACACCTACCAGAGCATCCTGAGCGATTCGGTTAATCCGCTGATGCAGCTGGCCGGGTTTGGTCCGGCAGGGGCTGGCATGGCCGGTAACGCCATTGCAGGCGACCAGACCGGGGCCATCCGCATGGCGCAGGGCAATAATCAGGCCGCAGCAATAGGCGGGCAGTACGGCTCGATCAACAACGCATTGCAGGGCGGGCTGAGCAATTACCTGACCTATAACGCGCTGAACCCTTCTGGCTGGAATACGCCGGGCGCGATGACGCCGAACGTGGTGGCACCTGACGGCCTCAAGTATTGGGGCGCGACCCCGAACGCCGGGGTGAAATTCTGATGGCCGGTTTCAACGCATTGTCGATGTCTGCACTGATGCCGAGCTTTTGGCAGAAAGCGTCTGCGCTGCACAACGGAGCTCCGGTCGCACAAAACCCTGTGCAGCAGCCCGTTATGCAACAGAACCCAATGCAAAACCAGCCTATGGAGAAGATGCCGCTCTATGGCGGACTGTTCGAGGCGCTGCAGCAGCAATACCAGCAGCCCGAGCAATCTTATGGCGGTCTTTATGGAGGGTTCTTTGATGCAATCAGGCAGCAGCAGAAACCGCCCATGAACGTCATGTCTCAGCCAACTCAGTACAACGCCATGAACCCGATGAGCCGCTTCCAGTATGGCGGGTATCCCAACATCGGCTCTGCGCTGATGCGCGGGTTTTCGGGTTCGGTGAGGTTTTAGCCATGGCCGGATTTAACCCATTGATCACAGCCCCGTTCGATTACGGCAACGTGATGGGCAACGTCGCGCAGATTCAGGGCATTCAGGGCCAGAACGCGCTGCGGGAGGCGCAGTTGGGTCAGGTCAACCAGCAGAACGCATTCCAGCAAGCCCTTGCGGGCGGGAATCTGGAAGGTGCCATGCAGATCGACCCCATGGCGTTTCAGCAGTATCAGAGCAACGCCCTGGATATGCAGACCGGGCAGACGGACTTGCAGATCAAGCAGCAGGGCCAGATTGCCGAGCGCGCAAAGATGCTTAACGGCGCGCTGAATCAATGGTTCACGCCCGATGTACAAGCTGACGACACAAAGCTGATGCAGGCGGTCCGTCACTATTTCCCGATTCTACAGGAGCGCGGGTTCTTTCCTGACG